ATCCGAGGGACAGCTCGACAAGGTGCTGAAGTCGATGGGTTACAGCTGGTCGATTCAGGACAAGGAGATTCAAATTCTTGGCCCTCTCGATACGGTCGGCGGCAAGGTGATCACCCTCGAAGTGGGTACTGGGTTGATTGGGTCGCCTCAGGTGGGTGAGAAGGGTATCGTCAAAGTGAGGTCTCTCTTGCAGACAGATCTCCTGCCCGGCCGTGGAGTGAAAATACTTTCTCGTCTAATTGATGGATTCTTCAGGATAGAGAAGTCTACATTCGAGGGAGATACGTGGGGCCAGGCTTGGTATGTAGATTTGGAATGTAAACCAATATGACGACTCAATCGACGCCAAGATCTCCGACAGCAGCAGAGCTTCTCCGTCTGGCTATCTCAGGTGCGCTTGAGGATGTTCATGTGGCGATCCCTGGCCGAATAGAAGAATGGGATGCGACAACCCAGAAGGCCTCGGTAAAGCCGCTCATCAAACGTTTGATCGCCGCCGATGATGGGAGCGAGATCTTGGAGGAGCTGCCGATAATCACAGATGTCCCTGTAGTATTTCCAAGATCTTCCGAATTCTTTGTCTCGTTCCCGATGACCAAGGGCGACCTCGTGCTGTTGATCTTCTGTGAACGGTCGATTGATGTCTGGTTGTCCGGCAATGGCGACGACACAAATCCAGATGACTTCAGAAGACATGACCTATCAGATGCTATCGCCATTCCTGGAATGTACCCATTCAAAAAGGCAATCTCTCAGGTCGACAAAGACAACATGGTCCTCGGCAAGGACAAGGGGATTCAGATCCACCTGACGCCAGACGGAACGGTCGAGGCCAAGATGGGTGGCGGGACGGCCGGTCTATCGGCGGCAATCGCGGAGAAGCTGGAAACACTATACACGTCAGTCAAGATGGCGTTCGACAATCACACGCACGGGACGGGCGTCGGGCCGTCGGGTCCGCCTGTGCCTCTGCCAACATTCCCATCCTGGGATGCGACGATTGCCTCGGAGAAGGTCAAAGTAGAAGATTGATCGATGGCACTCTTGAGCGCAACCCTGGCCTCGCAGTTGGACACCCAGGTACAAAATACGACGACAGAGCTACCGGCCAGGACAGCCTGGGCTCTAGCCTGGACGACCTATTTCTATGCTGCGACCTCGAATGGCGTGCCGGTTACTCCAGGGTCGTTGGCTGCCGCTCAGTCGGCGATGGCGACTGGGATGACCGGCATGAGCTCGGCCGGTGCTGGGGCGGTAGCGATTCAGACGGGGATCACAAGCTTCTGGACGACTATCGTGGGCACGCCGGCTGCTATATTTGCTGCCTCGGTATTGATCACCCCGCCGCCAACTCTTGCTGCCATAGCAGCCGCGTTGGTCCCGGTATTCGCGGCCAACGTGGCATTGGCCAAGACCCCGGCGCTCAATGCTATTGCGGCCGTCCTTCATGCGAGTGGCGGGATTGGCGGGACTGCAACCTTCCCGGGGCCGGTTGTTGCGGTTATACTCTGAGCATGGCCGACCTGGCGCTGGACACTTTGACCGGAGACCTGGATATTACAGGCGATGAACTTCATGTCATCGATGGTGACGACGCGATCATTCAGCACCTGGCCATTAGGTTGAGGTTGTTTCGAGGTGAGTGGTTCTTGGATGAAACTATCGGGATGCCATACTATGAGCGGGTATTGGTGAAGAATCCAGATCTCGTGGCCGTTCGTAGTGCATTCAGACAGGCGATTATCACGACTCCTGGGATTGCATCGCTAGACAAGTTCAGTCTTGCCCTGGATTCTGCTACACGCAAGCTGACGGTTGAGTTTACTGCTATAAAGGATTCTGGTGGAACACTCGATTTCAGTAGGGAGTTTGTGATCGCATGAGCATCTTTGGCGTCATCGACGAGGGCTTTCGAGAGAAGACACTGGATCAGATCTTGGGCGAGATTGAAGATGCAGAGCGTGAGGCCTTCGGTCCGGCGATCAACACACAGGCAGACAGTGTACTCGGCCAGCTCAATGGAATCTTTGCCGACCAGGTGGCGCAACTTTGGGAGGTGGCCATCGCAGTCTATCGGTCGCTCTATCCAGATTCAGCGTCGGGCGAGGCACTCGACAACGTGGCGTCAATTACCGGCGCAATTCGACTACCGACCACGCATTCCACGGTGTTGCTGAAACTGAATGTTGACTCGGCGGTGACACTACTGGCCGGCCGTCAGGTATCAGTCGGCAGTGCCGGGGCATTATTCCAGACGATCGCCGATGTGACCAACGGTGGTGCAGTCCAGGCGACGATAGAGGTCGAGGCTGAGTCGGTGGAGTTTGGTCCGATCGTCGGCAACGCCTATTCGTTGGATGTAATTCAGACCCCGGTGGCGGGCTGGTCGGCCAAGGCTGCGATCGACAACGTGAACACCGAGACGTTCTTTCTCGTCAACAATCAGACATTGATTGTCTCGGTCGATGGTGAGGCAGATCAGACTGTGACATTCCTGACTGCCGACTTTGCGTCCATCATAGCGGCGACGGCTGCCGAGGTGGCGACGAAGATCAATAGCGCGACGGCAGACCTTACGGCGACTGCATTGGCCGGCAAGATTCGAGTAGCATCCGACACTGACGGACTTGGTTCATCCATTCAGTTCAAGGGTGGGACGGCCAACCCCGCGCTAGGGTTCCCGCAAGATCTGGTGAAAGGATTCAACTGGAATGAATCCGCCAAGGCGACCAGCGTATCGACCGAAAACTATGTGCTAGTGAACAACCAGACGCTGACGATGAAGGTGGATGGTGGGTCCGCCCAGACAGCGATATTCTTGACCGCCGACTTCATTGCCATTGGTGCGGCAAAGGCGAGAGAGGTAGCGACGCGGATCACCGCCTCGATCACTGGCGTCAGGGCCTACGATATTGAGGGCAAGGTTAGGATCGAGTCGCTATCGACCGGAGTAAATAGCTCGATTGAGATCACCGGTGGGACGGCCAATACAGCACTTGATTTCGACGAGGTCGAGGTTGTCGGCGAAACGCATGATGCAATAGTTGGACGAAACATAGAGACAGATGCCGACTTCAGAATACGACGCGAGGAGCTTCTTCGACTTGCTGGTGCAGGGACGTTGGAGTCGATCAGATCTGCCGTCAGGAATACGACCGGGGTGACCGCCGCATCAGTATTTGAGAACCCTACCGATACGACAGACGTGGATGGTTTACCGCCACATTCATTCGAGGTCGTAACTTCAGGCGGCACCGATGAGGCCGTGGCGGAGACGATTTTCCTGACCAAGCCAGTCGGCGTGGCGACGCATCGCGATCCTGGCCCCGATGGTCGGACAGTCGTGGTTACGGACAGTCAGAGCTTTACGCATGATATCCATTTCACAAGACCGACAGAGATCGACATGTGGATTGAGATCGATGTGACCGTAGACTTCACGGCCTTTGGCGGTGGAGATCAGGCGGTCGGCGAGCAACAGGTCAAGGACATACTCAAGGCCCTCGGGGATACTCTCAGTATTGGCGACGATGCAATCATCAACAAATTCCTATGTGCTCCATTCGACGTGACTGGAGTCATCGACGTAACGTTGATCAAACTCGACGACATCTTTGTTCCGGTCGGGACCGTCAATTTCATATCGGCCGCCAGGGAACTCTTGAAGTTCTCGACATCCAGAATTACGGTCAACGTGAGCTAAGCGATGGCGGTGACAGAGAAAGATCTCCTTGCAGAAGCGCTTGAACGAATCGTCGAGCAGATGCGAGGCAAGACCGACTTCGGGGCCCTGCTTTCTTTGTTTACCGAACAGGCATCAAGTTCACAGTCGTCAATACTGGGAATCTTGAACGACACGAATATTCAGCTCTCCGATGGAGCTCAGCTCGATGGTATTGGGGAGATCGTTGGCGAGGAGAGATTTGCCAGGAATGATGTAGTTTATCGATCGGCCATATTATCTCGCATCAGAATCAATCTGTCTACCGGGACGACAGAGGACGTAATCAGTATTCTCAAGGCCATACTCGGGCCGACATTTACGATTAAGATCGACGAATACTTTCC